CAAAAATATACAAGGCCTATATCCAGCAACTTTGGTTTGACGGGCTGACATACTCCAAAGGCAGTGTGGTTGACATCTTAGCCAGCTTCAATGTCGCCGTCATGGAGTTTCCCTTCAAGAGAAACCCCAAAGCGAAAGCCCTGCCGACCCGCGATTGGATCGGCACGGATGGCCTTGATGTGTACGTCCCTAACGGAAACCTTCCCGTCAACTCATACGACTTGGAGGTTACCTTCCTCTACAAAGGAACGGAGAACACCATTAGGGAAGACTTGTCGAGATTCATTGATTTCATCTACGGAAGAATCCCAGGAAGGAACATCGACACCGTTAGAAGCGGACGGCTCGCCATCTATGACGAGCATGTAGGCATGGGAAGGAAAGATGTTGTCGTGTCCGAAGTGGACAACGAACTTTTCTACTGTTCCGAGTACGACAAGGACGCGGTTGCGAAGTTCAAGGTGAAGTTCACCGTGTATGACCCGACCACCGAACTAACGATGTCGGTAACCAATGGGATTGTCGAGGATTTATCATGGGAGTGATTGAGTTGGACATATACAGGACTGTGAACGGAGTCGAGACGCTTGTGGCGAAAGCCAACAAGTGGAAGTTCCAGGATGTCGTGATGGGCGAGCAGTTCATCACATGCACCATCACGTCCGAAACGCCAATTGACTGGGAAATAGGCGACCACTGCACATTCAGGGGTCAGACCTATACGCTCAACTACATCCCTTCGGTAACGCAGAAAGCGCCGATTGATTCGGTTCTTGACGCGCTCACTTACGAGAATGTCAAACTCGACTCTTTCCAAGATGAACTCACCCGCTGCATGATGCTCGATGTCACACCGACGACACCTGAGTATCAGGCGGTGCTCGGCACGAACCACACCGGCAGCAGCCGCTTCCAGTTATACTGCGGCGAGACAACCGTCAACGGCTCAACACTCACTGCCGTATGCGCACTCGCACTGAAGATGCAGGCTAACCTTGACAGGCTCTATCCGAACGCATGGCATATCCATGTTGACACGACAACCGCATACGTCAACGTGTCTGGAGAAACCGTGTTGGTCACGCACACCGACTCAAAACTGCTGACGTTCGACAACCAGACCGTCGCGCAGGCGTTGGGTCTTGTGCATACCGAGTTCAAGTTGGACTACTGCATCAAGGGGCGCGACATCTACATCGGTTACTCCATTGACAGCATCGACCCGATCAACCCGATTGAGGACTTGACGGCAGACGACACCGAAGACCGATTCGTGTTCGGTTACGGCAGGGGTTATGCCAATGCCGACAACCAAGGCAAGAGCCTGTTCCAAATCAAGCAGATTGCCAACAGCCAGCAGAAAATCGTCACCCGCCTCCGTGCGCTCGGCTCAACGAAGAACCTGCCGTACAACTACTACTTCAAGAAGTACGGTTTGCTTTCGCAGGCACTCTTCCCCGCCAACCTGCAACTGCCCTGCACGTTCCTTCCTTTGGGAGAGCCGAGTGATACCGCAGATGCCGAAGGTGGGACGAAGTGGTCGCAGAACAACGCGAGAAGCCAGTACTTGCGCAAAGTGCTTGGCGACACCAACGATTCTTACATCGACAAGAACGATGATGCCGAATCGTGCCTTGAGGGTATCCGTGAGGACTGCGCACGATGGGACGGCAGCAACGGCGACCTGCCCGAAATCTATCCGACTATCGAGGGCGTGACATTCGGCGAACTGCGTGACGCGCTTGTTCCCGACCAGACAGGTGCGACAGGCGACGGTGCTTACCAAGGCGATAATGTCCAGCCTAATGAAGAGCGTGTCGATTGTCTGCTCGCGGTAGGCTATACCGACAACGGAACGCTTATTGATGACACTAACATCGGTGACGGCATCATGCCTGAAAACGAGGTTGTTGACACGGGTACGCATTTCGCCATCGGCATAGGCCAGACAAAACTCACATACAACCCGAACAGCGGACATGGCGACTTCGAGGAAACCAGCCCGTTCCACTTTGAGGGAGCGGAGCAGACATTGTTCACGGTCAATGACGTGAAGCCTGGCGAATATTTCATGGCTCCGACAGGGCCTTCGTATTCGTGTGTGGCGTTCCGTTTCAGCGTTAACGGCGCTGATTCGGTTGACGTGGGTTTCGTTGTGAGGGTATGGCAAAAGACGGACAGCGGCCAGTCGCTGATTGCCGAGTGGTCATCACCGCTCTTGTCGGTAGTCGGTTCGTCTGACGAGAAAGAGTTGTTCCTTCCCGAAATCCCCGACCAGGCGACAACTGGTCAAGTGTCCAGTCTTGTTGTCACGGCACAGTCCGATGTCGTTGTGACCATCGCCCCCGTCATTTCCGATGTGTCCGCAAACGGGCAGATGGCGCTAACCTATATGGTCGGCAGGTCGCAGTCGGGCGAATACGACCCCGAATACAACTGGTCTGCCGTACAGGGTGATGTCGCTTCCAAGTACCCGTTCCATGTGTTCATCAAGGACATGGGTTTTGACTTGACCGCCACATTCAACGGAGAAACGCCCGTTATGGCGATGAAGAGCGGCATGTGCGTAGGCAGGGAGTTTGAGATCGGGGAAAACGTACAGAGAGCCACCGTCAACGGAATACGCGGTTACCTGCTCACGCTCAATAGGGTAGAGGACAGCAACCTGCACATCTACTATCCCAACGAATACTACCAGTTATCGGCTGGCGACTATTTCGTGCTGCTCAACATCAACATGCCAGACGCATACATCCGTGCGGCAGAGTTGAGGTTACTGAGAGCCGCAACCGAATACCTTGCCGACAACTGCGAGACCAAATATACCTACCAGCCTTCCATTGACGACATCTACCTGCAAAGGAACTATGACATCATGGAGGCGGCAGGAACGCGGGAAAAGAGCATTTTCTGGCGTTTGTACGCAGGTCTTAAATTCAGGTTCAACGGAATCCCGTCGAACGCGGGCGACCCGCTCCCGTTGGTCAGCATGACCATCGAGCAGGTTGCCATCACGATGGGAGAGGGGCTGACACCGAAGGTCGAACTGACATTGAACGACGATGTTCAGCAGACCACGTTGCAGAAACTCACCGTAGCCGTTGACAGGATTTACAACGGCAGTATCTTCGGCAGCGGGGGTGTCGGAACGAACATGGAGGCGGTCGTTGACATTTGCAGCAGGCTCTTCTTGTCGAAGACGCACGACGACACCGCCAACGGCAGGATAACATTCAACAACTTCACCACATTCTTGTCGCTGATGAAAGCCAAAGGCGGCATCAATGTTGGTGATTTCCTGTCGGGATTCCTTGGCGCTGGTGCTCACATCGGAGCGGACGGAAGGTCTGAGTTTGAAGAAGTGACAGTCCGTGGCGCGTTAAGAGCCGCAGAGTTAATCTTCAACAAGATTTCAGCCGAGGAAGGCGAGGCTATCCGCTCCATCGGTCACGGCGAGATAGAGACCGTTGACGAGGAGAACTTCACCGCCACGCTGAAGCTCGAAGGCGACGAGTGGGCGACGATTGATGTCGATGACATCTGCCGTGGCCTGTACAACACCGTCAACAAGGAGTTCGACAACGCCACCGATGAAGGCGAGGATGCTAACGGATTCCGCTTAAAGGCAGGTTTCTTCGCATCGTATTTCCGCATCGAGGAGGTTCTCACCAACAGCAAGGGCGTGTGCTCATTCCGCTACTCCTTGCAGCCTGGAACGACCGAGCATCCGTGTCCATTGATGAAATTCGCCGTTTACGGCAACTTCAACCGCTACAACGAGGCATCGAAGAAGGCAAGGCAGTCGAGCATGTACATCACCGCTATCGGCATCGCGCCCCGCCTGTTGTTCCTCGCCGGTGTCGATGATTGGCAGATCAAGCCGCAGAACATCAAGGTCGCCCTTGGCAACATTGAAGGTGTAGAGGTATGGGAGAACCGTGACGGAAACATCACCCTCAAGACCCTGCACGGCGAT